AAATCGCTCTCGGTCATCCGCTTGGGTAGGTAAGTCTTAAGTTGCATCAACAGCGATGATGTGCCAAGGTCGTAAACCACTTGCCAGCCTGTCTTGCCCCCAACATGGCGGTAAATCGTCCACGCCACTAGGGCTAGGTTGGCCACCGTCCCACTCTTAAACAGAAACTCAAGTGTCCCAAATACAATAGGTATCATCTAGTTGCGCCCTCTCTGGCTGTGTTCTCTGCTGTGATGCGGGAAATGCCTAACCGTTGGCTCATGGTTATCCTTTAAACAGTTTACCACTTCTTTTAGCTCTTCCACCACCCCCTCTAGTTGTTTGCCGTTGGCTTGAGCGGTCAAGTTGAGGTTAGCCATCCCTTGCTCTAGCCTGTCTAACCTTGGCAAGAAACTGGTTATGACCAGCTTAACAAGGTAGCCAACCCCTGCCAGTGTGACTAGGCAGAGTACAAAACCGCCTGTTGTGGGCGATTCTAGGAGCCTCTGTACAGCGTCAATTATGGCGGGGAGAGAGTCTGTCATGGGGCTTCCTATATTGCTTGGTACGTAAACGAGCCGATAAGGTTAGAGCGTGCCGAACTGTTAAAAGAGGCACGATACTCATCACCGTTATTGGCAGCGTTTCGCCTTAAAACATAAGGGGCGGCAGTGTAAGTAGTCGGGGCAGCATCCCCACTCCCTGCTATGATATGGAACCCCCCACCGAAAACTTCAAGGGCAGCATCAATAAAACTTGGTTTGCTTGGTGTTGGCCACTCTGCTTGCCAAGGGATAACAACGCTTGTGTTGGTTGCCCCTACTGTGTCATAAGCTAAAAGTAAGCTGACTGTGACATTTTTGCCCACTCTAGTTAGGTTGTATTCGGCACCAATTAAATCTGTGGGGGCTGTGCCATCCCATGACACACCTGTTACCGCTGTCCACGTCACACTGTTTGCCGTAGCTTCTGCTATAAATCCAAGACTCATTATTCGTTAGCCTCCTCTTTCAAGGTTTCCCAAGCGTCTATCATTTCAGTTGTCCAGTTTGCCGTAGCGTACTGGCTCAAGCCAAGAGCAGTGGCCTTAGCCCAATCGCCACACTCCACCACTTGGCGGTGTAGGTTGCCGTCAATCGTTTGCTTTACTTCAATATTGCCGTGTAAATCAAGTGTTAGTTCCATAGTGCCTCCTAGCTTGCTGCCAAGTAGCTAAAGTTAATTCTAAATTGCGTGGTGTTTGTAATGTCGGTTACTGGCACACCGCTGGCTGTTGTTAAGGTGGCAACAACGCTATTGCGGTTAAAGGGTATGACTGTACCTGTCGCTATTTGGAAGTAGTAGTTGTCCCCTAACACACCAGTTACGTTAAGAGCAGAGTTGACGGCCACCGCACTTATGGGCGTTTGGCTTATAGCAAAGGGGAGACCGCTAATCTGTGCGTCGCCAGCCATAGCGTTACCAGCTGTACCTACAGCAGATAGCTGTAACCGCATCATGCAAGTAACCAGCCTGCCCACTTTTACATACTGGCCTTGTTGCACACTGTAGGTATTAACCCCAGCCGTGGTTGACCCTTGCAATACAGGGGTAAAGGTGCCAGTCTCGTAGGTAGTCTCGGCTGCCGTGCCAAGCCCTAGGTTAGTGCGGGTTGTGGCAGTATCGCTTACGTTAAGGCTTGTGAAATAGCCAATACCCCAGCGTCTGCCAGTTTGCCCAAAGTTAGCGGCCTGATAGTGGTAGATAGCATCATCATCAATTCTTAGCCTAGCAAACGTATTTGTACCAGCACCATAAAGGTTATGATAGATGTTGTATGAACCGTTTTCACAGTCAAAGGTGACGCTATCTAATGCGCCAAGCACTAAAGCCTCGCTTGTACTGCATATGCCTGCACACCTGAAGTTTCCACCTAGCAAGGCACCACTTGTACCAAGATGTGATATTTTTTGCTTGTCAGGTGCCTGAAAGCTAGACTGCCCTTGGCTATACGTCGCCTCTGCTCTATCAGTAGCGTAAAAGCCGTACGTCCCTATGGTTTGGCCTGCTGCCTGTGTCACAGTTTGGCCTGCTGTAATAGTACCTGTAATAATATCGGCAGTTAAGTAAACCCTTCCAGCAGTACTATCGTAGCCAACTGCGCCTAAAGTAAAGCTACCTGTTGATGTTGTCCATATAGTAGCAGGCTTAATGCCATTAGTAATAGGGTCAATCCGAGTTGTATCAGTTAGGTAAATGTAAACCTCGGTAGGCACTAATGCGGGGTTGCCAACATAATTTCCAGTAAAAGCTTTTTGCACTACCCCTAAAGCGTCTATAGTTTTAACCACTTCAACAGAAGGTACTCTGTCACCACGGCTTTCACCATAAACACCAATAAACTCCTCATACGCACCACTGTCTAAGTAAACACTACACCCTGATGTCGCTCTAAAGCCACAACCTATCCAGCGGCGGTTTTGGAAGCCGTTATGTAAATCTCGTTTGTAACCACCACTGTCTAAAGCATAAATAGGCTGGCCATTCCCCTGAGTGCCTAGCCTAATAGGGGTGTTGCTAACACGACACCCTAGAGCAGTTAAATCTGACATTCCGCCAGTTGACCAAATGCCTGGGCTAGTATCTGTGCGCTTTGTGCCTTGAGCAATAATACCCCATTGGCCACCTTGAAAATAGCAATGCGAAAAGGTCATTTCATTGCTTGAGCCTGAACTTGGCACAGTGCGCCCATAAGTGTTGGTGTGTAAATCTTGCAAAGCCGTGTTAGACACTGACCAAGTAGCGTCAAGCAAAAAGCCACAATAGCGTGCCGTCCCTTGGGTGTTAACCCTGTCTAGGTTTAAGCGGAAGGCACCAGCAGAGAGGAAATGCACGTCCCAAGTGTTAGTGTTGTCGCCAATATCAGTGTTGCTTCTAATAGTAAACTTTTTTAAGCTAATCACCCCGCCTGTTGCCACCACACCAACACTAATAGGCGTATCAACTAAAGTGCCTGCTGGTGTGGCTGGCAAGCCTACGTCTGTCCATATTCGCTTAGTACCTTCTGTAGTTGTACTAAGTTGTATTACAGTTTTAGGGAAGGTGCCACCGATATTAAAGGGGTCACCAGCCCCCTGCCCCTCAAAGGTTACAGAAGGTGGGATATAGAGAGTATCACTTATAAGATAAACCTTAGCTGAGCCTTTTACGACTCTACCTTCGCATGAGTCTAGTGCTTTTTGGAAAGCAATTAAGTCATCCGTTACGCCATCGCCTTTAGCACCAAAGTTGTCAATGTTAAGTTCTATGATTAAATCAACCGCTTGGGATAAGGTTAAGTCACCCTCAAGCATGTAAATACCATCAGGGATGATTACGCTTAACCCTGATGCTATGGCTCTTTGCAGGGCTTGAAAGTCGTTGATAACACCGTCACCTATAAGGCCATAGTCTTCTAAGTTAACACTGCCTGACAGTGCGCCCTTTGGTTCTAACGTGCCATTAAGGCGGTAGCGTCCTTTGGGTATCCTAAAGCCACGTCCCACAGCAACAGCACGCTGGAAGGCCAAGGTGTCATTGCTAAGCCCTTCACCTTTTGCCCCATACTGTCGTATGTTAAGGTGTTCCTTAACAGCGTTTACCCAGCCGTCATTATCACCATCGTTGCCTGATAGCTTAACCCAGTCAACAAGCCCTTGTTCGTTGTTGGCCTGTTCAACGCTATCAAATAGGTTTGCAACTCGCTCACCTAAAGGGCTGTTATAAATCCAGTTGTTGCTCATTAACGTGGTGTCCCTTTAAGCAAAACATTACCTGTTAATGTGCCTGACGTTACAAACAACTTAACCGCATCTATTGAGCTTGACTGAAAATCACGGAAGCCACCTCTTAATACCAAGGTATCCGTTACGCCTGCACGCCTACAAGTGGTTGTAAAAAAGCCCATGAATTGATCTTGGTCTGTTTCTTGGCCGAATTCCACACGGCCAATTGCTCCGTTGCCAGCGGTGGAACCAAACAAAGCAAGCTCTATCGACCCTTCGGAAGAGCCATTTTGTGCGCCTGTTGTCGTGCTACCAATAATCTTCGCTTCTGTACCTACTTCATATCCTGATGTTACCCAGCTAGAGCCACCATCTGTACTATATTGCATTTGCAAGGCGTTGTTGTCGGCACTCTTTGCGAGGTTAAAGAATATCTCGTATTGCTGAAATGTGGCAAAGTTAAGCCCTGTAAAGATAACTTCCGTTGCAGCCGAGGGGGAGCTTTTGGAAATGTAAGCCTTGGCCTCATCCGCCAGCTTGGCGTTGGTAATGTTGGCATCTGTCACCTTAACCGTCGTCACGGCATTGCTGGCTAGCTTAGCAGTGGTTACTGCCCCTGTTCCTAGCTTAGCCTCAACCACTGCACTACTGGCTATCTTGTCGGCTGTCACCGCACCGTTGTTAATCTTGGCCGTAGTGACGGCGTTGCTTGCAATCTGCACCGCTTCAATGGCATTAACGCTGGTCTGTATGGCAGAGAAGTTATTAAGCAGGTGACTTGCTTGAACAGGCTCGCCAATCTCAATACCTGATGTGTTAGGGGTGTAGGTAGCCACTAGAAAGCCTCCGCTGCACCGTTATCAAAGTACACGGCGACAGAGCCACTACTGATTGAGCTTAGTTGAACATACCAAAGCAGGCTACCATCATTAGCCAACTCAACAAGCTGGTTGCCCGTAAAGTTAAACGTGCCACTAGTGATAGGTGTTGACCAAGGGTTAGTTAAAGCCCTGCGTGCATGGGTGTCGTTGTAAGCCCACACCGTAGCCGTGTAAGTAGCCGCCAAGCCAGCCGAGGGGATAAAGTTAAGCAGGATGTTTTTGTTAATACCATCCGCATAGTTGTTGCGTGGGCGTAAGGCTTTACTGTAAGTCCCCGCCGTGGTAAGGGTTGTCCACACGGCACTAGGGGTTTGCTGTGTCTTTGTAGCAAGGGGGGTCTGTGGGAACATGAGCAGAGGGTTGACACCAAATACGGCCGTTCCAGTGTCGGTAGCATCCACAATGACAGCGTTAGCAATGGCGGCGGCTTCAGTAAGGTGCAAGGTAAAGGTCGTTGCGCTGATAACCCTTAGGTAATAGTCAGTGGTTGCGCTTATGCCAGCGGGCAAGGCTCCACCAGCAGATGCGCCTAGCCTTACCTTGTTGCCCGTCACGTAGCCATGAGCCACGGAGCTGGTAAATACATCCGTTCCAGCCACTACTGTGGTGGGCAAAATCAGGGTGTTAGGGTTAGGGTTAGTGGTTGCTGTACCTGCTGCGATTAACAATCCGCCAAGATTGGCCATAACTTAAAATCCTCATGCTAGTTAGTCTCATTGTATCGGTAAGGCTAGCTCCGTAAGAGCGAAGCCACCTTCTGCTTTTTGGCCTCTTGTCTCATTTGTCGTCTAGGGTTTTCTCCCTTTAGGGCTTTGCCGTACAAAATCTGTACCCCTTTGTTTAGCATTTGAGGCGACTGCCTTTGTAACCCTTTAATGATAAGCATTTCAGGGATAGTTGCACTTTGAATCTCATGCCTAAACAGCTTCTCCTTAGCATATGAATCAGCAAGGCTAGCCAATCTTGCGTAGGTTTTGGCCTTGGCAGAGTCAATCATCCCTTGGTTTTGAGAGCTTACGTTTAGCGGGTACAGCAACTCAAACAGTTGCTTAGTAGCTTCACCTTGCACGCCTTGGTACTGGCTTATCTCCTGTGCGGTTAGGCGTTTGTCTTCCTTCTTGCCATTGCGTACTACGCTTATGTTTTGGTCAACCACGTTAGGCAACATACTGGCCTTGTCGCTTTGCTGGTACAACCGCTCAAGCTCTGCCCTCAGTGGCGTGCCTTTAATGCGCTTCACAAAGGCGGGGTTGACCAGCGTGTTAAAGGCGTTTACAACCACGTTATCACTTTGGAAGCGGGGCTTGTCATTGCCTAGGGCATCCCTTCTCGCTGGCTGTGTGGTGCTAAGCACTGGCACTTTAGCAGCCGCTTTGCGCCCTAAGGTTTCAACAGGTGTCGCCCCTTTGGTTTCCCTAACAGTGGGGTCAACCAGTTGGGCTAGCTGGCCACCCACAGAGGGGAGGTAAGTTAATGGGTAGTCGGTTGCCATTCGCTCTAAGCCTTCGGCAACCCCTGCTTTTTGGTTAGGGTCACGTCCACCAAACAAGCCTTGTACACCTTGCAACATGCCAGTGTCTAGCAGAGAGTTTAACGCCCCCTTGCCCATGCCAAGGGCTTTGTAAGCGTCTAAGGCTACACCCTCAAGCCCTGTTATTTCTTTGCTACGGCGTTCGGCTACGGCAAGGTTAGCGCCAGTGGCCATAACAATGGCGATGGGTTGCGCCCAGTTGTAGCTTACTAGCGTGTCACCCTCTAGGGCTACCTGCTTTTGAGTGAAGCCACTCATAGCAAAGCGCATTAAAGCGTTAAGGTTGATACTCTCAAACTGGCCATACACAGACTCCTCAAACTCTGCCTTGGTTGCATCTGTTGGCCTTTCCCCTGTAATCACGCCATTGTTAGCCAGCAGGTAAGCCAAGCCAAAGCCACCCACAGAGCCAGTGAAAGCCCTTGCAAGGCTTAGGCTAAAAGCACGCTGGTCAAACTCACCACCTGCCAAGGGCTTGGTTAATAGGTACATTGACCGCACAAAACCAGCGGGGCTAAAGGCAAACCCACGGTTGAGTAAGTTGGCAGGGACTTGGGCGAAGGGTAGCAAAGCAGAGCCTAGGCCAAACTTTTTACCAGCGTTAAGTGTGTCCCTTAACTTAACGGCCATCTTGCTAACAACGTTGTCATCTGAAAACGTGGCATACAAAGCGTCGTGGTGGGCAATAGCCTTCATCTCATCCGTAATGCGTAAAGGCTTTTTCTGTTGCTTTAGCAAGGTGAGCTGGTCACTTAGGCTCATGCCATACACAGCCTCATAAGCCACACGGTCAGGCACTTGTAGCCCAAAGCGTATAGCGTCCTCGGCCTTGCTCATAAAGCCAGTTTTAAAGGTTTTAGTGCGGGGCAGGTTGTACTTGGAGGCATCGCTTCGGGTGTTAATGTCTAGCTTCCAGTCACGCTTCCCCACCCTAAACCCATAGTTGGCACGCCTTACAAAGGTCTTAATATCAGGCAAACCAATAGTGCGCTTGCCTGTCACCTTGCCCACTAAGGCATCTATGCCACTGGCTAATGTCTTGGCTGGCAAGTCTACCGCCTGCATAATGGCGTTACCTGCTACGTTACGCACAGCAGTCTTAGGCGATGACAGCATGGCGTAAATGCGGTAAGCCTCTACCTTGTCCCACATATCAGGGGGTACTAAGTCGGCCAGCATCCGCCCAAGTATAGCTTGTTCCTTAACTCTGTTGTCTTTGCCTTGGGTGTTTTGCATTTTCTCGGCTTGGGTGGCCAGCTCTTTAGCCTGTTCGGGGGTTAGCTTGGGTAGCTTCAGTTTGTCGGCCAGCAAATCGGTTGTGGCCTGCTCATTCAAAGCCCCAAGGTTAGCAAGCTCAACTGCCCTATCCACCAAGGGCTTGCGTGCTGTTGCGTTTGGCTCAATGGGTCTAAGCAACCTATCTAGCTCTGCTTTTCTTGCATTCTCTAGGCTAACTTTAATTTGCTGGTGTACCGCTGTGGCAAACTCGTTAATCTGTGAAGGGCTAATATCCATCTTCTTAGCCTTAACTTCGGCAGCTATCTGTGCCACAAGTTGCGCCTGCGTTGCGTTCTGCTTGGTGTAGTGCTTTTTAACTATGTCTCGCAAGCTCACTTTTAAGCTGGCAACATTTGCTTTTTGAGGTAACGGCGCACGTCCACCCGTGGTTGCTTGGTCAACAAACTTACCCGCATAAATATCCTCAAGGCTTAGCTTGTTGCCCTTAACCGTTACCTCATTGCCAACAATCCCAAGGTTAGCAAGCTCTGCAAACTTATTCACCAACGCCTTTTGTGCTGTTGGCTTTTTGGGGTCATAGGCTTTAAGGATATTGTTAATAGCCCTCTGCTTAGCGTTACCCATTCTACCAGTCATAGCATCTGTTAGGCTTGCTGCAAAGCTAGAAGCTTCGTCTTCACTTAGTTGTAGCTTTGTTCTAATCTCGTCAACTAAAGCCTTCTCAAACTGGGCTACTGTTAAATTACGCACCTCGGAGTATTTCTTGGCCAAGGCAATAAGGTCTAGCCTTAAATCCTCAGGCCTTGGTGCAGGGGGCTTAATAGGCTTGCCCCCTTTAGTTCTCGCATCCAGCAACTTTTCTAAGTCCAGCATGTCGTCACGCTGTTTCTTTAAGTGAGCCAAAGCTGCCTTTACTAAGTCCTCTACCTTTGGATATTTCAAAGCGTCTAAAGGTGGGCGGGTAGGCTTAGGCACTGGCACGCCTGTTTCTTTTTCAATCCTGTTGCGTAAGTCGTCCAGCTTTTTATTGTTGGCCTCGACAACCTCATCTATTTTAGCCTTAACATCCAGCCCCCCCATCCCTTCGGGGATGTCAGGTTGCTTTAAGCCCTGTTTGGTGGCCTGTGCCTTGGGTAGTTCAGTTTGTTTTTGCAGTTGCTTCTCAAGGTCTGTAATAACCTTGTTAGCATCGTTTACAGCCTCATCAATCTTGGCCTTTACGTCAAAACCTTTCATGCCCTCGGGGATATTAGGTAAGGCGTTGCCTTGTTGGGGCTTTGACTTGGGTGCTTTGTTTTGCCCTTGTAGTTGCGCCTCTAAATCCTTAATAAGCTGGTTAGGGTCTACCTTAGGTGGCTTGTTGGCCTTTTTGGTAAAGTCCTTAATCTTGGCCACCTTGTTGGGGTCAGCATCGCCAGCCTTTTTTACTATCCGCCTACCTGTATATACAGCACCTTCAGGGGTTAGCCCACCTATCAACCTAAGCATGTTAATACTACGGCCTAAGTCTGTGCCTCTCTCCGCTAAATCTTCCATTACTTGCCCAGTCTGCTCCCATAACGCCTCAGCTTCTGCCCCTGTGGCCTTCATGGCCTTAGCCTGCAACGCCTTCATGGTCTGTATGGTAGCCCCAACCTCTGCATCAGTTGGCAAAGCTTTACTACTCATCAACTTAGTGGCCGCTTGTTCAGGGGTTAACCCTGCAATTAGTTCCGCCCCTTCGGCATCGCTTTTTGTCATGGCTTTTTGGTCATACATCATCATTAGCCTGTCGCCAAACTTCTCAACAGAGGGGGCAAAGTCAGGGCTACTCTCTATGCTTGCGCTAAGCCTGCGGCGTTTTACTATGGTGTCGTACAGTTTTTCAGGGGTACAGTTTTCAGCCACCGCAATTCAACCTCTTTGCTATGTCGTCAAATACTTCTTTGGGCATATCTTTAGTCGCCTTCACAAAGCCAGCCTTATCCATGCCATCGTTTTTAATGGCTAAGGCTAGTTCGGCCTCAATCATTCTAGCTGCTCCACCCTGCTCTATGGGGTCGTTGTTAGCCAGTGCCTTGTTGTACCGCTCCACCTGTGCGTCAATCTTAGCCTGCCTTGGGCTAGGGGGGCTTGGCAAGTCTGCTGTGCTTGGGTCAGCGTCAATCTGTTTACCAAGGGCTTCTGTGGCTTCAAAGGCTTCCACTACTGGCTTAGCCCAGAATTTCCCACCTCTTTTTTTATCAAAAAGCCTGTCGGCAATCGTCTCATCAATATCTTTTTGTATCTGCTTGACAGCTTCAACTATGTCTTTGGGCGTTGTCCTACTATCAACATCCAGCTCGTAGCCGTTCACGCTGTGCTGGCTGGCTGCCTTGTGGTTTCGGATAGCAATTTCATAACCATCTTCAAACTGGCTAAAGCCTTCGCCAATCCTAACATCGTCGTAAACACGCAAGTAATGGCTATCACTTAATCCTGAACGCTTTAGGCTTACCGTAAATCCTTCGTTTTGGAAATACTTTTGAATACTTTTTGCAATCTGTTCCGTATTTAGCACACTAGCATCAGGCTCTATAATGTCATACTTACCCGTGTCATACAGGTAGCCAAGCATCGCATCTCGCTCTGTCTTGCCAGTGTTGGGGTTACGTGGGTCATCCACATAGTTTTCAATAGCGTAATACTTGTGACCGTATTCGTTTTGGCTATCTAGCAAGTCAAAAGCAAAAGTAAGGTCTGTGCCTTCGTAATCCTCTGTGAGTAATGCCTCAAGCTCATCTTGTGTTTTAATAGCCTTCCAGTCTTTAGGTTTTGTAATCATGTCCATATCGACAAGATTGTCTAGCTCGTCTTGGATTAAGCGCACATCCCCATTTTCACGTCTAAATAACGTGTCTATTGAGTCGCTGTAAATCTGCTCATCAGCATTACCCTTAAAGGCTTCTGTGCTTTTGTAGCGCACTTCATCCTCGTTTAGTACGACCTTGGGGATAAGCCCTTCAACGTCTTTAGGCTTTTGCTTTAGTGGGCTAAGAGTTTCTTGTAATTGTGCGTCTGTCTTGATAACAGTAGCAGGCTTTTTTATTTTAACCTTGGGGGCTGGTGATTCTTCTGCCCGCCGTTGTGCTTTAGTTGGCGCATCCTTAACCGCCTTTGCCTCTACTTGCTTAGGCTCTACAGGCTTAGCCTTAGCAGGTACAATGCTGGGTTGCTCCTGCTTAGCGGGTGCTGGCCTGCCTGCTGGTTTTTGCACTGGCTTGTTAATGGCCTTGGCTGCAATAGCGTCTATAGCTTCCGTTACATCCCTTGGCACACGGCCTAGTGGCGTTGGCTCTTGTGGCTGGGGCAGTAGCTTAGCCTCTGTCTCAAGGTTGACCCTTGGCTTACCACCTGTTAGCTCTTGCCGTAAAGCCCTAGTTACCAAGGGTAGCCGCGGTGGTTGCTCCACTTCCCTACGCTTCATGGTGGGGGCTGTGCCACTGATAGCTCCAATACCACCGCCTAAGGCTCCACCAAACAAACCAGCGGGTAGGGTCTCTTTAATATCCACCTTGCCCTTGTCGGTGTACTGCTCTAAGGCGTTCTGTGTGACACCCTGTGCGCCACCCAAAGCCGCCCCTGTGCCTATCTTGGCCAGTAAGCCCCTGCCAAGGGCAGCGGGTAGGCCAGTGGTCAATGCACCAAAGATTCCTTGGGTTGCGACCCCTTGGGCTATCTTGTTCTTTTCAGCTTGGGGGAGCTGGCCATAAGGGGTAGGGTCAAGGTATCTACCTCCACCACGGTTAAGGCTTTGCCTATTGGCCTCACGTATGCCAGCGTAAGTCCCGCCTGTAGCCGCCAAACCACCTGCACCAAGTAAAGCACCACTACCAGCGGCGACAAGGCCACCGATTAAGTCACCAACGGTAAACGGCACTTGCCCCGCTAAGGTTTGAGGGTAGCCCTGTTTAGGTAACACCTTCCCCGCTGAAGCACCATAGGCTATGCCTTGGGGGATATAAGGGGCGGCAAAGGCTCCAAACTGCCCCATTGCTGTATAGCCACCTAATGGGTCAATTGGCTTGTTAATGGGTCGTTGAGCTACCGCTGGTGGGCTTACTGGTGGAGGGGTCTGTGTTGGGGGTAGTGGTTGCGGGGTGGGGTTGGGGATAAAGTTGGGCAACACATACTGGTCAAGGTAAGCGTTCTGCTCCTCGGGTGGAGCTTGGGCAAAGTCAGGGTCTAAATCAGGCAAAACGTACTGTTGCAAGTAGGCCTTTTGCTGTTCAGGTGGGGCAGCTAAAAAGTCAGAATCTTGCTTGAGAAAGTCTAGGCTTACACCACCCTGTAATTGCTCAACCATTACCGCCCCCTAGCTGGCATTACATCCCTAAACTTGGGGATACTTCCCGCCCTAGGCGCACCGCCACCAGTGGGCTGTGTTGGTAGAGCGTCACCAAAGTCTATCATTGGGTCGCTAGCTGATATGGCTTGTAAATAATCAGGCCAAGGCATCTTCCCTGTGTTGACTGCTTCTTGCAACAAGCGGTATTTGTTAGGGTTTTGTTGTTGGAGCCTGCGCTCGGCGATGCCAAGTTGCCCTCTTTGATAAGCACCAAGCTGGGCAACTTGCTGGGCATAAATACCAGCCCTTTGCCGTTGCACGCCAAGCTGGCCTTGCTGGTACTTGGCTAGGTTATTTAATCGCAATTGCTCTAGTTGAGCTTTTCTAGCAAGGTCACGCTCACGCCCTTCTCTGTCAAGGTTTTGATTCCTTGCGCCAGTAAACTTTTCAAGCATATCAGGCGTAACAGGGATACCGCTAAAGTCAGGCACTTGGGTCTGTGTAGCACCAGCACTAAACTGGTTATCAGGCACAAAGTTTTGCAGAGCATAGCCTTTAACAGGGGCTTGGAAGGCTGGCTGTTGTGCTTGAGGTTGAGCCTGCTGTGGCTGGCCAGCGGGGCTAGTCCCACCAAAGCCCATATCCTGTAATTGCACCCATGCACTAAGAGCATCTTGGCCCTTGTCTTTCTCTAAGCCATACATGCCTTGCTCTTTTGCCAAGGGGAAGCCAGCCAATTGAGCGTATTGCTCCCCTACTTCAGGGGTTAAAAACTGCTTGCCTGTTAGGTTTTGGTAGTCTGTTATCTTGTTTTGCCTTAGTTGCTGGGCTTGCATCAACTCGGCTAACTTGGCCTGTTGTATCGCTTGGTTGTAGCTTTGGGCGTTGCGTCGCTGTACTACGGTACTTAAGGCATCACCAGCCCATCCACCGTCACCACTACGCTGAATAGCCCCTAACACATCACCAGCATACCCTAAGGCGTTCCATAGGCCACCGTTAGGATTCTGTGGTTGCTGTGGCATCCCCTGCACTGGGGGGGTGTAGTTAAAGCTCTGCCCTTGGGGTAGGCCAAATTGTGCTGCGCCATAGGCCGCTTGTGTCTGCAAGCCACGAAGTAACTCGCCAAGGTCAAATGCTGGCTGGTTTGCGTTCATTAGTAGCCCCTTCGTTGTTGGTAAGTGGCTAGCAAACTGGCTAGGTCAGGGGCAGCTTGTGGTGTAGGGCTTGGCATATAACCCATCTGTTGCATGGCGGGTTGCTTGTTCTGTGATTGTTGTTGCTGGCCACCGCCACCACCCATAAAGTTCATACCCATCTGCATCTTTTGCAGTGGGGTTAATGCGCCCATCATGCCACCAAAGCCACTGGCCATGCCTCCACCTGCTACCATCGGGGCGGATGAACCAAGGCCACCTGCTATAGCGGGGGCGGTTGCCATACCCGCCGCCATGGGGGCTGCGGTAGCCACGCCTGCTCCTGCACCTAACACACCTGCGCCAGCGGTCGCCCCGCCTATCTTTAAAGCGGCTAGTAAGGCTGGTATAAAAGCTGGCAACGGCATAATCTTAAATCCTTACATCCCAAATGGGTTGGCTACTTTGTCCCAAATGCTACGGCCTCGTTGTGGCTGGTTAGCTTGGTTGTACTGCTGGGCGTTAAACTGGTTGCTAAACTGCTGGTTAGCGAAGTTCTGCCCCATTGTCGCCCCTGCCTGTGTTGAGCCAAGGCCACTTAGTAACCTTGCTTGGTTTTCGCTTAATGGCACGCCTAGCATCTGCAACTGTTGCGCCTTACGTTGGGTATCCCTGTCTAGCAAGTCCTCACGCATCATTACCGCTTGGTTGCCAATGCTCTGCATGGCTGGGCTGGCCACGCTCTCCAACGCCTTACGCATGGCATCCACAAAGGGCTGGTTAGTGTTTGCGCCAAACTTGCTAAAGTTGTTCTCCTGCAAGTCCGCTACCATAGGGTTCCATTGCTGGTTAAACTGCATCATGCTTTGGTTGCGGTAAGCGTCCTGCAACTCCCTAGCCCTAGCGTCTGTCTGCTGGCTTGTTCTAGTCAACTGTGGCATCAGTTGCGCAATTTGTGCCTGTGCCTGTGCCTGCATCTGCTGTTCAAAGGGGGTAAGGAAAGATTGCGTTATAACATCGTCGCCCTTTTTCGTAGTGCGACTACGCAAAAAATCCCCTTCCATGACGTTACTGCCTTGGAAGTTAGGCGGGGCTGGTGCTTGTGGAGGGGTGCTTTTCTTGGCTCCGCCCATAAGATAGACTCCATTCTTGCTTGCTTAATGACAACATTATAGCATTGATAATTTCACCATTTTTTACCTTGTAGCCACGATAGGGCTGGGGAGTGTTAAACCCTACCCGCTTTAGCACTACTCTAGCTGCTTTGTTACCCTCGGCGGTCAACGCACGCAACAACTCGGCCTTGCCAGTGCTAAAGATAGCCTCTATAAACTGGCTAAACGCCTCATCCATAGCAGGCTGGTACACCTTGGGCTTGCCAACCCCGCCCACCTCGGCGGTTAAGCCATCCCATGAGCGCACAAACTGCACACCAAAGGGTACTCCATCAGCTAAAGCTACAGCTACCCACCCACTCATGGCCTCTAAGGTGTCTAGGCAAAAGCTGGCCTTGCCCTCAAGGGTAGGCTCAACGGTATGAGCATCGTCTAAAAACACGTCTAGGTGCTTTGAGAACAGCTCCAAGATAAAAGGGAGGTGTTGCGCCCCATGATGAGGGAGGTTTACCCACTCTAGCGTAACTTTTTTGTAGCCACTGGCTATGTTTTTATTACGGCGAGTTCGCATCTAGCACCTTCACATCAAAGCCATAACCTAACAGTTTCATGCTGGTATCACTGGCACTAAGGTCAAAGTCTAGTTGTATGCTCCTAAACTTACCCTCTATGCTTTCAGAGTGGTCTAGGATATTACTACCACTGTAAGTAGCCGTGCCGTAGGTTGCCGTGCCGTACACATCTTTAGCCACTGGTTGCACCACAGGGAAGCTCTGCACCGCTTGCCTGCTCCAATCCTGCTTCACTGTCACCTGCATTGTTGATTGGTTGTTAATATCAACCAACACGTAAAACTTTTCAAGCTGTTTCTTGCTAAACATTGACCCAAAGTCTAGCCAACTGGTTATGACTTTTTTCTCAAGCAAGGCTCCACTGGCTAAGTTCTCCCCGCTAAACTCTTTCAGTATCTTGCCGTCGCTTGTGCCTGTCATAATGGTGTTGCCAACCCTCGCTACCGTAGTAACTGGTGTTGCCTGCCTAAACGTCCATGCGCCTTGCAAAAAGTTGAAGATAGCCGTTATGTTGTAGGTGGATGACCCTAATTGTTTACCATACACCAACAACTGCGAGCGGATAAAATCAGCCACCAGTATCGTGTCTTTGCGGGTTGAGTCAGCCAAGGGCAGGATGTTTTCAAGGTTATTAACGTAGTACAGGAAGGGCTTAATCTTGCTACCAATGTCGTTATCCCCACCTATCTGCACTTGGTTAAGCTGGGTCTGTTCAATGGGTATAATGGCATCACCTGTAAAAAACCATTGCCTGTTGTTGATATTGGCAAACGCCTTACTACCTACTGCCGCTCTATTGCTGGCTATCGGCACTACTGTATAATCAGTAGGGGCTTGGCCACCTAGCAGGTAAATGGCGGGGTTGTTAGTGTGAATAGTGGAGAACTCACCAAACTGGCCAAGTCCTATAACAGGGCTTTTATCCCCATACAGCGTGCTTAAAAAGCCTGAACCTGTACCCGTCCAGTCATTCTCATTGCCAAGCACACAATAGTAAACCTCACTACCTACTGCGGTAAGCACCCTGCCCCCTCGGTGTACCGCACAGAAGTTAGGCTTGGTGCTTGACCATGCGCTAGGTGTACCAGTCAAGTTAGCTGCGGTTGTGCCATCGTATGACCAAGGCTGGTCAACGCCATTAAACACCAGTATCTTGCCGTTAAACTGGCAAAAGTGAGGAATAGCAGAAGTGCTTAACCCTGTCTTTATGGCTGTGCCGTCCGCTGCACCACCCTCAACCATAGCGTATGCGCTACCGCTGGCCTTAACGTACACGGCAATAACGCTAGAGCCTGTCTTAAACTCGCCAATGCCCAGCACTGCGCTGGTATCAGATACCGCTGAATTGAGCTGTGTGTTGCCCTGCTGGCCTACTAACCCACCATCTTGGTAAGTCTCTACGTTCATTAACAGGGCAAACTCAGGGCGTTGTGGGTCTTGGTTAAGTGTTGTTACCCCACCCCTTAGGTTTACACCACCTGTCGCTGTGCGGTACTCAACTAGCATTACAACTCAAACCCACTGCCAAAGGGGTAAAAGCGTCTGTCTCTCAAGTCATGGTAGCTAGCCGAACCAAGCATGTTAAAGCTAGGCACTGCCTCTTCGCCACCGCCTTGAATCATGCCGTGTAGGGTGTTGCGTGCGTCCTCCCATAGCCGTTTAAGCTCGGCATACTTGTCATCCGTCTTATCTGCTCTGTAGGCTCTACACGCTGCACCGTAGGCCAAGGCATCTTGCCAGTGGTCATCCAGCATAGTGATATCACCCTCTAGGGTGAGCGTTAGCTTGCTGGTTGTTCCTGTTGAGTCTGTCCCGATATAGGTGGGGTAGTAGCGCACTGTGAACACTTCGCCACTGGGCTTAGGCCATAGAATTAAGGTCTCGCCTATTGCTGTGTAGTAAGTAGGGATACCGCCCCCAGCCGTAGCTTCGGGGCGCATTACATCCCTGCGGGTGTAGTCAATGTACTGTAAGGGCAGGCCATCCTCTTTGCGGATAACCCCGTTGCGTGCCATCCTGCTAACGTCAAAGTAGCTAAAATTGTAGGGGCTTTCGCTTAGGTTGTAACGGTCAACCAGTGATGAACTTGTAAAATCCTGCTCTACCAGCTTAAAGGCTAGGTAGTATTTATTGTTTAGCTCACGCAACACGGCGTTAATGCCGTCTATTACCCTTGCTTCTTCGGTGGAAGGCGTAGCAGGAAAAGCGGAGCTTTGTTTAAGCCCCGCTTCTCTTTGCACTCGCCGCATATAATCAAACAGTGTTAGTGTTGAGGCCATGCGTTAAGCTACTTCTTTACACCAGCAAGGGTTGTCCGGTACGTGGCTGTAGGTGTTGATGTACCACCCACAGTTGACAGCAAGCGGATAACAGGGTAGCCGATAGTCGTCATCCCTAGGGCTTGGGTGTCAATAACAGCCGTGGTAGGTGCGGTAGCGGTCGCTGCTGAAATATCTACCGCCCCAGTAGTAAGGGTTGTGGTTGTGCTGTTGTTGGAGCGAATCGTTACCCAGTCGTTAGTAAACAACAGGTAGCTACCCACGGCAAACGCTTTAGCAGTAGTTCCACGCCTTGCCCGTACAATAGTGTGGTCGCCCGCACCAGTGGTAGCGGAGGAGGTCACTTGCACCCACTCATACCCTTGAGCTTTTACGTCAATCAACAAAGCAAAGCTGTTTTGAGCAATGCCAGTTCGCTCGGCCAAGGTAATCGTCGTAGCTGCTGCTGTCAGGGCGGTTGTGGCAATCGTGGTGTTGTTGCTAAAGGGGTCATTAACACCTTGCACTACCGTCGTTAGCGTTGGGTTTGTGCCAGCGTGTGCGGTTACAATTACGTTAGCAATCAGTTGAGCTAAGTCAACATCATGCGCACCACCAGGCCAGCCAATAGCCAAGCCGTTAGGTAAGCGTAACGTGCCGTTGCCCAAAAAGATAGGCGCACTAGGGGTAGCGGTCGTGTTTTGAGTTGTACCTGTTAGCACGTCTCCAAACTGAATAATCTTATCGGCCATATTGCAATCCTTCCACGTAGGTTTTCATGTCTTGAGTAACGTTTACACTAACCAGTTGCACAAAGGTCTTGTCCGCATGGTTGCTTTTAATGGGGGCTAAGTTAGGAGCAAACACACTAAGTTGAGTGCCGTCCATAAAGGGAGCCTCATACCGTGCGTTAATAACCACATCACCCGCCTTGTAAGGCTTGAGCATCTTGCCAAGCACGGTAACACCGTCGTCGGTAAAATCCTCAACGTAGTTCAGGTTCCAAGGGCGGATTATGATGTTTTTCCAAAAGCCACTGGCAGGTGTTCGCAAGCCAGCCTCTTCAGGGTCACTCTGCCATTCTTCAAACAAGCGTGCAAAGCGTTGGTTAATGCGGTAGTAATCGCCCCGTGTGCCAGCTTCCATTTGGTAATAAGGCCGTACTGGTATACCGAGGAAGCGGCAAGCCGCCTCCCCAGTTAGCAGGTCAACCTTCTTTACCGCTTGGTCAGTCTTGCTTTTGAGGAGCATCCTATAGCGGTCGGCCACGTTTGCAGTAGCTGGCTTAGCTTCCCCTAGTATCTCTTTCTCTAGGCGGTCTGCTTTAGCAGCTATTGCTATTTCATCCAAGGCCGTTGTCTGTGGCTTAGCCATGCGTTATACCTTTACGATTGCACGCCCTAAAGCGTTGGGTAGGGTTACTTTTGAGCCGTACACCGCCAACATTCTGCTAGCATCAGCAAACGTGGTTTGGAGTTTCAAGTCCTCAAGCACGTTAATCTGCATAGCAAACTGTGTGGCTTTCTTGTAACCAAACAAGATGTTCCAGTAAGGCTCTGTGCCTGTACCCGCTGCGTTGTAAGGCACGTTGGTACTCTGCTTGACAGCGAACTGGGCAAAGTTACCTTGGAAGCCGTTACGCACCACAGCGTCACCGCTAGCGGTAGCGTGTACAAGCTGGTCACTCTTACGAATCACGCCCATGACAGCAGGAGGCACAATAGCAAACGGTGTACCGCCTAAACTCGTAGCGTTGCTTTCTTCCAGCAAGGTGTACATATCGTTGAAAAAGGCGAAAATATTAGCCGCATCCAACGTGATGACACTGCCTGCTGTCGTAGCACCAATAGTGTTGAGTGCTGGCGCACCCGCCGCCATTGTTGAGAGCAAAAAGCTGTCAATGGTATCACGTAAGGCGATAGCGGCACGCTCTTTGTTGCCTTCCATCAAGTCTAGGTCACTCTGTTTAGTGTCCACGTAGTCAAGGCGAAAAGCCGTGTACTTTAGCTGGTCAATCAGCATATCTTGGCTTTGTTCAGCCGTTAAACCATACGTGATAGTGCTATCTACGGTGTGGTCGCCTACCGTAATACTTGTGGCTCCAAAGTCACGAATCGTAACTAAGTCACCTTCTTTAAACTCGCCTTCATAGTCTCGGCTTACACAATCAACGGCAACGGTCGACTTGTCTAAGATGTCTAATACCATTGACGAAAAGACAATGGGGATAAAGCTACGTGTACCCTTGGTAGCGGAGCCTCTGCTTAATACCATAATGTTAAAACCTCATGCTGGTTGCAACACGTCTAACGCTTTGTTTGCATGCTTCGTAGATGTTGTATTCTCTGTTCCCCAGTCATCCCCCGCAATGTGTCGGCTAGCTGTTCGCCATAAATGCCTTGCTTGCTTGGGTTTGCCTGCTTACCCGCAAATGAATCCGCTCTATCAGGTGCAACCTTCTGTGCTGGCTTGGCCTGTTGTGCTAGCTCTCGCCCTACGTTAATCAGCTTGAGAACTTGCCCAACCAAGGGCTTGGTTTGCTCAGCCGCCTGCGCCATATTGCCGTGTTGTGACAATATGTCCTGCACATAAGGGTCTAGTATCTCCCTTACTACTGGTATGCTCATTGCCTCTGTCAACGAGGCGTCACCCCTTACAGCGTGTTCGTACACCTTATCCATCATTAAGGGGGCTTGAGTAGCGTAGGTTTGGCGTTGTATCTGTTGCGCCCAGTTGCCTAGCACTTCGTCGGGTCGCTCCCATAAGTAGTCGGTGAGCTGTTGGCGTTGCTGGTCAATCAAACTAGGGTCAGGTTGTTGCTGTTGAGGGGCATAACCACGCTGGTTTAGCTGTTCGTACATGGCTTCAAGGCTGGCTAGCTTTTGTTGCTGTTGCTCAAGCCTTTGTTCCGTCTCTTTGTACTTGCCTCGCCAATGGCGTATAGCTTTAGTCCTATCGCCACGGTTGCGGGGTTGGCCATCTTCATCAGCTTCGCCGTCGTCGTCGGATTCATTTGCGGGTAATGGTTCAGAGCCTTCTATATCTTCGTTTTGCTCAAAATCATCATCCGTGTTGTCAAAGAACTGTTTATCATCTTGTAACATACGTTAAGTGCCTCTTACGCTTGGCTGCGGATACCATCAGATAACGCCCTGATGTTAGCGACAAACTTAGTCTACTGGTATTTTGGCCAGCTCACCCCATAAATGCACACCCGCATACAGGCCACGGAGAAACTGCTCATCCGCTACCCTACGCATAGCCTCCTCGCTAAACGCCTGCCCCCTGTGGGCTTGCGGTTGCGATGCCTGCAAGTTGTCCAAGCAATGCTGCTTCACCACCTTGCTCAACTCCACCCATGCTTGGCATAGCTCCAACTGGCGTGCCAATTCCGCCAGCTCCCTCGGCTTGTAATCCACCTTCGGCATCAACTGCATCTAAAGCCACCTGTCCTGCCATCATCATGGCCTGTTCTGTACCCATTGCTAACATAGCTGATTGTTGCCCTAAGGCTTGGCCTAACGCCATTGCTGCCGTGTCTTTCGTCAGCTTAACAACCAGCTCATCGTGGTTCATAATCCACTTGTCGGCCTCGCCATAGCCAAGGTCACGCCATAGTGACTTGTAAAGCTCTACCCAGTCCATGCGCTGTGCAATGTCGGGTATCTGTGCGCCTTGCTGTATGAGGGCTATCTTCTCTTGCAAGCCCTGCTTACGCTCCATCTCGCTCTTGTTATCCACAATGATGAACTTGTAGTTTTGGTAGTATAGGCTAGGCTCAACCTGCACAAACTCGCTTTCCCCACCCCTCCCCTCAACAGGTATCGTCAGGGCTTTAGGGTAAAACATGCTTTGCATCAAGGCCAGCTTCTCAATCGCTGGCAGTTTCATGTCAAGGTTAAAGCGGTCAATCACCCTATCCATCACAAGGTTGCCAATAACCTGTAAGCCTTGAAACTCTGTAGCCGTCTGTGCCTTATCCCTGCTAGTCACATTACCCGATAGTTGCCTTGTGGCTCCTGTCGTGGCTTCTGTCTGGCTCTCTAACAACTGCAAGATAGGGAAGGCAGGGTTAGGGTTGGCCACTAAGGGTTGTGGCAAGGCGTTGGGTAGCATTGTGTTAGGCTCATACGTCACTACATCGCCTGGCTTAATGTTGTACTGCTTTTGCTGAAGCATCCCCTTAGGTGCAAGGTATGGCGGATTCATAGCATATTCACTACTTACCACGGCCTGCTTAGCCATACGGCTAGCACCTTCCATCAGGCTAACCACTTGGCCAATAGGGCCACCTTGCCCCCACCCGCAAGTAGTCTCCTCATACAACGCCTTAACAAAGGGGTTGACGTAGTAGGGGTTAGGCTCAAAACGCACAACGTGGCTTCTAGCTGCTATTGTCACCATCCAGTTACGCAACAAGTCACCGTTAGGTAAGCGCACGTCACCATAAAACTCTAGTAGCTCAACCCTGCCATCAGGGTAAAAGCCCTTAGCGTCTTTGCTTGCCTTCACACCCTTTACGACGTTGTTGTAACCACTGCTCTGTTGCTCTATATGCTGCTTTACCTGCTCTTTAAGCTCGCTATGGTTGCCGTAAAGTGTGTTGTCGGCTAAGTCCTCATAGACGATAGGCTTGCGGTATGCCTTCAAGCACTCATCCCAGTTGTCGGCGTTGTCGGTATCAAACACAAAGGTGTAGGGGTCAACCACCTGCAAGTCTGCCAACTCGGCTACTGTCTGCTCAACCTCTACAAACTCGGCCTCCCCATTCATACCAAGTTGTAGCTCTGTCCCCATCTGCCCACTAAGCACCCGCACTTTGCGTGTCTTAGTCATCCGCCCAGTAAAGGCGATGCACACGCCTTTTGTGATGTAATGCTCAGCCAGTAGGTCAAGCCTGCACCTTAGTTTGTTTTGGCTAAACAGGTAGTTGAGTAAGGCTTTATAGGTAGGGGCTTGCTCTTGGGCTTGCTCATCATCGCCCTGCACATCAAACAATACCTTCTCGCCCTGTAGGCTTCTTGCCCAAATATGGCCTTGCAAGGTGTTAAGCACCTGCCTAGCAAAGGGTAGCTTGATATCCAGCACCTTCGTCTTACTGCTGTAGCTTGGCTCTAGTTGCTTCTCTACTTCACGCCATATAGGTTCCGCTTTAGTCTTGCGGTCTTGCTCCATGTTTTCAAACTGCTTAACCAGTTGGCTAATGACTCGCTTCTGCAAGTCCTCGGTTAGCTCTACCTGCTCGCCTTCGTCATTCTCATAGGTGTAAACAGAGGCCAACGCATCAGCCTCTGCACCTACTGGCATCAAATCCAGCTCATCCATCGGTTAGTAGCCTTTGCCCTTACCGCTGCCCGTTGGCTTTTGGGTTGTGCCTTTGGTGATAGGCTTCTTTGTACCTAGGTACTTGCCCACTTCACCGCCACGTGTGCTACCGCTTGCGCCAGCTTTGGCGTGGCTACCGTCTTGAACACCTGCGCCCATAGGGTAGGTCTCCTGCATTACTGATGTAAACCATGGTTACACCCCTAGTCTACTGGTAACAGTAGCGTCTTAGGCTTCTCAGTGTTCGGCATTTTGGGAGGCTCTAGCACCCATGCCAAATAGCCTAGGGCATCGCTCGCATGGCTTAGGGTGGGGTCACTTCGCTTGTCTATGTCGCCTGTGGGCAAGCGTCGCATCTCTTCAAGGTCTCTCGTTAGCTTAGGGGCGGCCTTGGCATCAACAAACATACGCCTCTCGCCGTTGGCATTTTGCAACAGGCGGTTGACATTCTCCACCCTGCTACGCACAATCGGGTTGCCACCGTACACCCTGATGTCCTGCATTGACACGTTGTAGCCCCTGCTGTGAAGCGTCTCAACCATCAGGATGTAGTCAACTGTGCCGCTGGTGCTGTAGCTACCGTTGTAATCGCCGTAAAACTTAAGCTCAACCACTTGGTTGGGCGAGTACCTAGAGCAAAACACGTCAATGTTAGCAGGCGTGTTGCCCTCGGCTATCTCATCAAACACGTAAATCCGCCCGTTGTGATGATGCGCCAGCACGCTATGACAGGCGGGGGCAATGTTAAAATCCCATCCCCAGTGTATCGTGAGGCCGTCAACAAAGGGTATCGGCTTGGTGTGCTGTGTGCGGTCAAACTTATAGTACACTTGGTTGCTTGGGTTAATGAACTCTGCAAAGTATTCCTGCCTCCACGCTTCAAGTGTCAGGTCTCGCCTCGCCGCATCCACCGCCACTTGGTCAATGAACTTACCCTCTACGCTTGGGTAGCAGTGGTAGCTCCACCCCTCCTCTTTGTCAATGCCACGCTTGCACAAGTCATAGAAGTAGTTGCGGCCGTCAGGCGTCGAGGTTATGAGCATCTCGCCGTATGGCCTCACCCTGTCTAGCATCGGCCTCACAATCTTCGTCAGTATCTCCTCGGTACTCTTGGCAAAGGCCGCTTCATCAAGATAGAAGCGGGTGAAGTATGCACCCCTTGCGCTGTCAGGGTAGTTGCTACCCAGTAGGTGAATCGTTGCGCCATTGATGAGCGTTATACGGTGTTCGCTCTTGTTGATACGCTGTGTGATAGGGTGGAAGAAATGTACGGCTCTCTCCCAAAAGATGTCCTTAGCCTGCTTTAAGTCGGGAGCCATATATCCTAAACGTGGCGAAAGACGCCTTCCGTGGGCATCTGTGTAAGCCGACAAGCACCCGATTAGCATATCGGCGAGGATAAGTGAGGTCTTTCCCCAGCCTCGCCCTGCATTGACTACCCTAAAACGTGACTCGTCAAACAGCACGGCCTCATGGCACTCTTGAAGAATCACCGTTAGGTCAACGTCAACGACAGTCTGTTTACTGTTCATTCCAGCCCAACAGGCCAGCCTTTGCCTGTATTGCCCCAGCTTGGCACGTATTGCACACCCGCTCATTGCCACTCTTCGCCCTGAACTGGCTATGACAAGCGTCGCATTGCTTGATAAAGTCTTGGGCTTTTCTCGCCCCGCCCTTCTGTGGAGCTTTCTTTAGCGTTTTATTCAGCTTGGTAAGGTTGAGCCACCCGCTCTTACTGGCCTTGTTGCGCACCTGTTGAGCCGATAAACCTAGCTTCTCCCCTATCGCCCTAGGCGGTAAGCCGTCTTGGTAAAGCTCCCTTGCCGTGTTCCACTTCTCGGCTTGTGTGATGCGCTCATCTGTTGCGCCAATAATGAAACAGAGATTGGTGTAAACCTTCTTTAGCCAGCCTTCAGGGTGTTGCTCCATTAAGCCTAAGGCTTCGCTCGCCCAGCCGTGAATGTTGTCATCGCTCAAACGCTACCCCCTCTCACGATGTTAAGCCTAATCTCGCCCATGCCTTTAAACTCCACTACTTGAGGAGCCTCAAAGCCTGTCATTTTATTTAACACCTCTACAGACTTTACGGCATCGGATAATTTGCCGTGACTTTCAGCGTCAAGCCCTAAGTTTATTGCCTTTCTTAGCACTTCCGCCGCCTCTTTACGAGTCCAAAGTATTTCATCCGATAATTTAGCTTTTAATTCAGCGACTCTTGAGGATATCTTGAGATTAGCCATTAACTGGCTCGCTATCTCATTTACGCTTTTATCGCTTTTTGTTTTAGTGTCATAGCATTGTCTGTAAGCGTCACTCTGTGTCATGCCATCAGCAACAGCTTGTGCAAACGCCTCTTGTTTAGCTGTCAGTAGCTTCTCCACCGTTTATCCTCTCATTGTCGCCAGCGAGCCACACCACAACAGCACCCGCTGGCTTTATCATTGTACACCGCTTGGTGTACTTTTGTAAACCTTCTCTAAAAGTGTTGACAAGTACCTGTTATACCTGTATAGTAATTACATGAGGTTGAGCAAGTGGCTAACCCAGTCTGAAAGGAACACCGAGATGAACACTATCACAAGTCGCAAAGTAGCAAACACCCTTCGCAAAGCTGGTTTTG